CCCGCCCAACCCACACAGGGTAAGGACCGCACAATCATCTTTGCCGATGAAATCACCCGCCGTTGGGCAGAGCGCCCCGACGTACAGCAGTTGCTTAAGGCCGCGTGACTGTTGCACGTGAAACGCGGCTAAGCCGTTTGATTATTTGAAATAAAATCAAAGGAATTCAAACGTGCGTGGTGGCAAGCGCAGCGGCGCGGGAAGAAAGAAGGGATCAGTCACTAAGGCGACAGTCTATCGCCAAGAGATGCTGGCCCGTGCCGCTGCTGATGGGCTCACGCCGCTCGAGTTCATGCTGAACGTGCTTCGCGACGAAGAGAAGCCGTTTGATGACAGGTTCGAAGCTGCCAAGGCCGCAGCACCTTATGTGCACCCGCGCCTTGCCGCAGTTGAGCACAGCGGAGACCAGGACAACCCGCTGTCCGTCATAGTTGCAAGTGGAGTCCCGTCTGAAGACGACGACGATCAACGGCCGAACGCACCAAGTCATTGATCTCGGCTATCGGCCTCGCGAACAGTTCATAGACTTCCACAAGCGCCGCCAGCGTTGGGCGTGCCTCGTTGCTCATAGACGAGCCGGCAAGACCGTGGCGTGCGTCATGGACCTCGTGGACAAGGCGCTGAGGTGCAAGAAGCAGGATGGGCGCTTTGCCTACGTGGCGCCTCACTGGAACCAGGCCAAGGACGTGGCTTGGCTCTATATCAAGCGGTTCACCGCGCCCATTCCAGGCGTGAAGCTCAACGAAAGCGAACTCTACGTTGAGTTCGAACACAACAAGGCCCGCGTTCGCCTCGCGGGTGCCGACAACTACGATCGGTTGCGCGGCGCATACCTCGACGGCGTGATCCTTGACGAATACGGGGATATGCACCCGGCGGCATGGCCTGAAGTCATCCGGCCCATGCTCGCAGACCGCAAGGGATGGGCCACGTTTATCGGCACCCCCAAAGGCCGCAACGATTTCCACGCGAAGTGGGAGGAAAGCAGGACGATAGACGGCTGGTTTAGCCTCATGCTCCAGGGCTCAACTAGCGGCCTGCTGGACGATGAAGAACTAATCGACATGCGCCGCACCATGACGCCGGAGCAGTACGAGCAAGAGATAGAATGCAATTTCGACTCTGCCGTGTTGGGCGCCTACTTCGGCAAGGAAATTGTAGAAGCTGAGCGCGCCGGCCGGATTACAACTGTAGAGGTCGATCCGGCATTGCCTGTGCATTCGGCATGGGATCTCGGAATCGGCGACAGTACCGCCATCTGGTGCTTCCAGATTGCTCCCGATGGGGTCCGCGTTGTCGATTGCTACGAGAACAACGCGCAACCGTTGAGCCATTACGTCTCCGTCTTGCGTGAAAAGGGATACCGGGGCCGCCTGTTTGTGCCTCATGACGCTCGAGCCCGCGAGCTTGGCACCGGGCGCACCCGAGTTGAGACGCTGCAATTGTTGGGGACCGATCCGCACCTAGTCCCTGCGCACACGATCATGGACGGCATCAACGGCGCGCGTGTGAGCTTCCCGCGCTTCTGGTTCGATGCTCTGCGTTGCAAACCCGGTATTGAGGCCTTGCGCCAGTACCGCGCTGACTATGACGAGAAACTAAAGGTCTTCAAGAACACGCCCAAGCACGACTGGACCAGCCACTACGCCGACGCCTTCCGCTACATGGCCATGGCCTGGAAGGCAATGCAGCCGCCGCCAGTCGAGAAGTCCCGCAAGGACCAGCTCATTTACGAAGTCAAAGACGGCCGCTTGCAGGCCAACATGACGGTTCGGGAAATCATCGAATTGAAGAAGAGAAAGCGCCTCGCTGATGGTTGACGCGACCGGCGGCCAACAGATTGACACGGACGTTAAAGCTCTTGCCCAAGGCATAGGGCCAACCGATCTGTGGCTTAAGAAGATCGCCAAGGCCAAACTTGACGAGAAACCTTGGCGCACCGAGGCGGCCAGGGCCATTGCCATTTATGAAGGCGATGACGAGGCCATCAGCAAGGCCGGCGCCAAGCACATCAGCTTCAACATTTATCATTCGAACATCGAAACCATGGTGCCGGCGGTGTATAATTCATCGCCCATCCCGGACATCCGCCGACGCTACGACGACGCGCAGCAGGCCGCCCCGCAGCCAGCCCCGCCGCCCCCAGCGATGGGAGGCCAGCCGCCACAGGTCCAACCGCCTGCGATGCCCCCGCAGCAGCCGCAGATGGACATTCACAAGCTCGTGGTGGACGTGATCGAGCGGGCGCTGTCCTACAGCATTGACCAATACGACTTTGACGGGACAATGCGGTCAACCGTTCGCGGGGCGCTGGTCAGCGGTCGCGGTGTTCCGCGAGTGCGCTACGAGCCCACGGTTGAAGGCGACCAGAAGTCATATGAGGAAGTGACCTGCGAGGTTGTGCCGTGGGATCGCTTCATCCGTGGCCCGGCCCGCTCATGGGAGAAGGTGCCGTGGGTCGCATTCGAGCATGACATGACCCGTGAGGAGCTTGCGGAACTAGCCGGCCCGGAGAAGGCGGAAGACGCGAGGCTTGACGGCGAAAACACGGGCAAGAAGGGGGACGACGCGCAACCGGACGCCGGCATCTACAAGACCGTCAAGGTTTATGAGATCTGGGACAAGAAGACGGGCGCGGTCTTTTTCGTTGAGGACAAGAAAGACAGCCAGCCGCTCAAGCTTCAACCTGACCCGCTGCAGCTTCCGGGCTTTTTCCCGGTGCCGCGTCCTTTGCAGCCGGTTGTGCGCGAAACAAGCCTTACGCCAATCTGCCCCTATACGATTTACGGGGCGCTGGTGGACGAGCTGGATCAGATCACCAAGCGCATTGCCAAGCTCGTTAAACAGCTTCGGGTGCGCGGCATCTATGACAGCGAGTTGAAGGCTGACATTGCGTCGCTTTCATCGGCTGAGGACGGCACATATTTGCCAGCCTCGGATGCCACCCGCTTTGCGCAGGGCGGCGGGCTCGAGAAGGCTCTGGCGCATTTCCCGATGGAGCCGACAGTGCTCGCCCTGCGCGAGCTGTATGTCCAGCGCGACCAGATTAAACAGACCATTTACGAAGTCACAGGCATGGCCGACGTGGTGCGCGGCGCTTCGGACGCCTCCGAAACCGCCACGGCGCAGCAGATCAAGGCCAACTATGCCGGGCTGCGCATTCAGTCGCTGCAAAAGGAAGTAGCCCGCGTCGCGCGCGATCTGTTTCGCATGAAGGCAGATATTTTCTGCCGCCACTTCTCAGTTGAAAACCTGTCCATGATGACCGGTCTGCCGGCACACATGGCTGAACCTATCCTACGGTCGCCTGAAATGCGGGCTTACCGGATCGACATCGAAACCGACAGCACCGTTCGAGGCGATGTCACCCGCTCTCTTGAGCAGATCAATCAATTCATCGAAGGTACGGGCCAGTTTGTGCAATCGGTTGGCGCTTTGGTCCAGACTGTGCCGCCGCTGTTGCAGCCGATGATGGACGTTTACGCAGCGTTTGCGCGCAAGTTTGACCTGGGCAAGCAAGCTGAGGACGCGCTTGATCGCATGCCGCAGCTTGTTCAACAGTTTGCCGCTCAACAGGCCGCAGCGCCGCCGCCCGAGCAAGCCAAAGCCGAAGCCGACGCCAAGGCGCGCGAAGCTGAAATGGGCATGAAGCAAGAAGCGGCGCGAATGGACATGGAGATGAAGGCGCAAGAGCGCGCCGCCGAACTCCAGCATAAGCAGCAAATGGCCGCGCTTGAGATGCAATCGCGTCAAGAGGCCCATGCCGCCGACATGCAGATGAAGCAAGAAGCCAACGCGCTGGCCATGCAGGAGCGGGAGCTTGCCGTGGGATCGAAGCGCGAGCTTGCCGACATCGATCGGCAGAAAGCAGCGCGCGAGGCCGGCATGGTGGAAGCACCGGATGGCTCGATCGTCGATCCGACCGTGACCGCCATTCAAGAAATGGCGCAGGCCGTGACGATGATGACCGCGACGGTCGCAGAACAGGTCGAGGTGAGTAAGGCGGTGCTTGCCACCGTGGCAGACGGGCAGGGGCGGCGCAAGCGCATGGCCGTTGTCCGTGACAAAGACGGCCGCATCGCTGGCCTTGATGACATCAGCATGAACTGAGGGCGACTTATGACAGCCATTTCCGACACAACCGAAAACGCTATTCTCAATCTGGTGTTCCGGGCCACCGCTTGGGCCAACTACGCAGACAACGCGGCAACGTCGCCGGAAACGAATATCGTCGTTGCGCTTGCGACTGCTGATTACACCGACAGCGGCACGCTTTCGTCGAACGAGACGACTTATACGTCATACGCTCGCGTGAACGTCGCGCGATCGACCGGATGGAACGCGGCTTCTGGCGGGTCGACTTCGCCAGCAGCAACAATTTCATTCCCGGCGGGGACCGGCGGATCTGGCACGGTCACACATTTCGCAACCGGCAAGAGCGGAGGCGGCGCAGCGGCGGTGCTTTGGTACGGAACTGTGAGTCCCAACATAGTCACTGGCAACGGGGTGACTCCGCAGCTCTCCACGGCCACGACCATCACCTTGGCTTGACGACATGTCGATTGCAACCGCTGTTCGTCGCTGTCTCGTGGATCTCGATGTGCCGGGTATTCGCGCGCTGTGGGCGAAGATCTCGCCGCATCTGCCGCAACCCAAGTCTGATGCCGATACGCTGGCAGCACTTCACGCCGCGCGCACGGCCTCGGAAAGCGTGCCGCTGCGGATGCGGGCCTATTCGCATCGGTGGCTGACCGAGCGGCAATTGCCATCACAATTGCCTGACCGCTTGAAACCAAGCGCGGAGCAGATTTGCCCGCGCGTGGCCATGTCGGTTGGCATTGCGGTTGGCTCGCCCATCCCGGTCGTGCGCGATGGCATTCGGGGTGCCATGGAGTACGCGGTTCATGACTGCTATGCCAATGGCGATACTGACCCGGCGATCGTCAAGCCGCAAATGATGGAAGCGCGCAGACGGGAACGCAAGGCGCTCGGCATCATCGAGCGAGGAGAATAAATGCCGGCAAATACAGACCCCATTTATACCAGGACGCCAGACATCAGCATTGCAGGCTCGGTGGTTGGCTCAAGCGCCAACACCGCAACGGATGGAACGGGCGCCAACAGCTATCTCGTTTATACGGCGGACGCGACCAACGGCAGCTATGTGCGGTCGATTATCTTCAAGCCGATTAGCACAATCGCAGCCACGGTGGCGCGGGTGTTCTGGTGCTCGAATACGGGCACATTCACGCCCGGCACGACCAACACAGCGGCCAACTCGTCAATCCTTGCTGAAATCACGATTGCAGCTTGGACGGCGAGCAACACCACGGCATCGCCGCAGTACGAGCTGCAATTAAACCTTGGCTTGCCGGCCTCAACCAAGCTCTTCGTCACATTCGGCACCAGCACGGGCGCCGGTACGACTGGTTTTAATCCGACCGTGATTGCAGGGAAATACTGACATGGCCTGGGTCTTTTGGCGGATACGCTTTAACGGCGGCAGTGACTTCGGCTATCAGGTCATGAACGAAAACCTTGAGCCTCGAACGCCGTGCGCGATTTTCCAGGACGATGGCACGCCGGACCCGAACTGCGGCGACTACACGACCATAGATTCCGGCGCCGAGCCACACATCGGCGTGACGCCGCCAGCATGGGCGCCCGACCTAGATGCTTGACGGTTTCGGGCTTCCAAAATCACAGCCGTTCTCGTGGGAAGTTTTCTACCCACCAAACAGCGCCACCACGACGGAAGGCTGGCGCCCTTGGAAGAAACCGCGCGGCGCAAGCATGGTTTATATTATGATGATTGCAGCTGGTGGCGGCGGTGGTGGTGGTGTGTCTGGCAACGGCACCACGGGCGCTGGTGGCGGTGGCTCGGGCGGCATGTCGCGCTGGTTTGGGCCGGCTTTTGCTTTACCTGATGTGTTGTTTGTCCGTGCTGGAAGCGGCGGCGCGGGTGGTGCGACGGCAGGCGCAGGAACAACAGGCACGACAAGCTTCGTGTCCGTGCAGCCAAACAATACGGGCGCTAACCTCATTATGTCGCAGGCGGGCGGCGGCGGCGGCGCGTCGGCGACTACGGCGGGAACGGCGGGCGCAATCGGAAGCTCCGGAAATTTTGCATGGGGTGCGTTAGGCTTGTGGGTTTCAATCCAAGGCCAAGCCGGTGCGGCGGGTGCAGGCGCCAGCAACGGAACAGGAGTTAGCGTCACGTTTGGCGGCTCTGGCATAACTGTGAGCGGCGGCGCGGGTGGCGGCAATGGAACGGGCGCGGGAGGCGCAGTATCGGGAGCGGGCCTTGTGCCGACAATTGCGGGCGCTACCACGACGAACCCCGGAAGCCCCGGATTTCAGGCAAACCGACGAATTGACTTCACCGACGTGCGCGCCGGCTTTCCTCCGTTGCTCTTCACGGGCGGCGCGGGCGGCGGTGGCGCTGGTGCTGCGACGGCTGGCCGTGGCGGTGATGGAGCTTATGGATCGGGCGGCGGTGGCGGCGGCGGCACGAACAACGCCGCTGGCGTCGGTGGTGCGGGCGGCCGTGGTGGTGATGGCCTCGTGATAATAGGGGCTTGGTGATGAGCTGGGGCTTTTTTGATCGCGTCAAGGACACGTCGACAACCACCGGAACGGGCACTGTGACTGTGACCGGCACGGCGCCAACAGGGTATCAAACGTTCTCGGCTGTGTATGCAGTCGGAGATCGCGTGCCCTACGTGATCCAGCATCAAAGCGCGGCGGAATGGGAGACGGGTCGCGGCACCTACAGCGCGTCTAATCAGATCGAACGAACGGAAGTCACGGCATCGAGCAACGCGGGCTCTGCGGTGAACTTCTCGGCGGGCACCAAGGACGTGTTTGTGGACGCCATTGCGTTCTTCCTCAACGACGTTGACACGCACGGGATGGTTCTCGCCCGCGCTAACTTCCAGGCGCTTCCCTAATGGCGTTAGGCCATCGCCCGTTATCGACCCAACCACTTGCGGGTCTTGAAAATGCCGCCGCGTCGTCTGTTGGGACGGGCACCGCTTCAGGGTCCGGGTCCGCGAGTGCGGTCGGATTATCCATTGTTACGGCGGTTGGCGCTGCGGCAGCTTCTGGTGCCGCATCTGCTGTTGGAGCGGCGCTAGGGATTGGCGTTGGCTCTGCGGCTGGATCTGGAACGGCGTCCGGCGTCGGTGTTGCTGCCGCGATTTCGGTCGGTTCAGCGTCGGGATCTGGAACGGCTTCCGCCGTTGGTCAGTCTAACGCAGCCGGGGCAGGAACGGCCGCTGGCACCGGCACGGCTTCCGGTGTCGGTGCATCGAATGCACTTTCTGCCGGGTCGGCTTCGGGCACTGGCGCTGCGTCGGGCACGGGCGCTTCGACTGCGCGTGCTGACGGTTCCGCAAACGGCACGGGCACGGCTTCCGCTGTTGGCGCAGCCGCCACCTTAGCGGCTGGATCGGCCGCAGGATCGGGCACCGCTTCTGGTGTTGGTGCCCCGCTTGCGATCGGCGTTGGCAGTGCTGCCGGCACGGGTGCGGCAACGGGCGTCTCTGTTGCTGGAGCGTCAACCGGCACAGCGAGCGGCACCGGTACGGCCTCGGGTGTTGGCCAGGCCAATGCACTCGCGGCTGGTTCGGCCACAGGCACGGGCACTGCATCTGGTGTCGGAAACGCCAACTTTGCCGGGGCTGGCAGCGCTTCGGCTACAGGTGCCGCGTCTGGCGTTGGTCGTGCGAACTTCACCGGCACGGGCTCTGCGGCAGGAGCGGGAACGGCCTCGGGTGTTGGTCAGGCGTCTACCGTTGGCGTGGGCAGTGCGGCCGGAGCGGGCACGGGGACCGCCACAGGTGCAGCGCTCGCCACGGGCACGGGCTCCGCATCGGGCGCAGGCGCTGCTTCAGGCGTAAGCCTTTCCGGCGGAACTGGCACTGGCACCGCATCGGGAACCAGCACGGCGTCCGCCGTTGGGCAATCTCTCGCGATTGCAACAGGTTCGGCCTCGGGAGTTGGTTCGGGCAACGCTGTTGCGCTTGTCGTCGTCGATAACACGCGCGTTACGGGTGGTTGGGTCGAGGACGACGACCGCCGCCGGGCTCGCCTGCGCCGCGAGCGTGAAGAACGCGAAGCTGAGGCCCAGATCCGGGAACAGCTCGCCAAGGTCTACCGCAAAGTCAAGGGCCTCGAGCCCGAAATTGCGGAGAAGATCGAAGCAATAGAGGCCAAGCCGGTTGCCTTGATCAAGCCGGCCGAAGTCCGGGCGATTTCTAAGGCGACGGCCATTGTGGACGGTGGGGAGATGCTGGCGCTGCAACGTGAACTCCGCGTTCTTCGCCAGATGGTCGCCGCGCATCAACGTGAAATGCGCGAGTGGCAAGACGAGGAAGACATTCTAGCCATTCTATCCATGGTCGCATGAGACAACGATACTTCTACAGGAACGGGAACATCGTCGACCGCGACGGCTTCCCAATGTTGAGCCACAACGAACTTGCCCACGATGAAAGCCAGATCCGCGCGCCGATGGTGATGCGGGACATCGAGCCTTATCGCAGCCCCATCGATGACAGGTGGATTACATCGCGCTCATGGCGTCGGGAGGACTTGAAGGCCAACAACTGCGTCGAAGCCGATCCGCCGAAGCGCAAACGCGGCTACGTCAATCCGACATTCGCCAAGAAGCAAGGCGTCCGGGTTTGCGAGGAATCAATAGAGGCCCAACGCCACCGCAAGGACCGCAAAGCTACGCGAATCCAGAAGGATCTCGACGCCATGTGGTCGTTGAATAGTGAGTACGTGCACGACGTTAAACAAGTCCTAGAGCGCAACGCGCCACGGCGCCGTCGCAAACGGGTGAGGAACTAATGGAACTCGAACAGTCAGTCGCAGAAGTCCCGCAGGCGCCGCCGCCGGCACCAGTTGAAGCGCCAGCCGAACGCGAAAGCCCCGGCGATCGCATCACGCGCGAAGAGCAGGAAATGCGGGACGATCTCGCCAAGGTCTACCGCAACGCCACGCGCGAGCGCGGGCCGGATGGCAAGTTTGCATCGAAGAACGGTGAAGCGGCACCTATCGAGGCACCTGTAGAAAGCAAGGCGCCCGCTGAAAAGCCGGTTGAAGCCAAGCCGCCAGTCGAGACGCCCAAAGCCCCCGCAACCCCGCCGCCGCAGTCGTGGAGCGCTGAAAGCCGCGCTCATTGGGACAAGCTGCCGCCAGAGGTGCAGACCTACATCAACCAGCGTGAAACCGAAGCACATGCGAAGATCAGCGAGCTAGGCCAAAAAGCCCGCTTCGCCGACGATTTCCAGCGCACGCTGGCGCCAATTCTTCAAAACGTGCCCAACGAAGCGCGCACGCCTGAATACATCAGCAACCTCTACCGCGCCGACGCCATGCTGTCGCGCGATCCGGTCGAGTTCATCAAGCTCGCAGCCCAGCACCATGGGATCGATCTTGCATCGCTCGTGCCAGACCCTTTCGCCGTCCAAGATCCACAAACCGCTCAATGGGAGGCGCGGCACCGCGCTTCACAGGCCAAGATTGAGGAGTTGGAACGTCGTCTCGGCGAAGTTGGCAATCGTGTCATCGACCGCGAAAAGGTCGAACAGGAAGCCAAGAATGCAGAATATCAGCGTATCGTTGACGAGTTCGCCAAGGACAAACCAGACATCAACCAGTTGATGTCGGACATGCTCCCCATGGCGCAAATCATCATGCAGGCCAACCCTAACCGGCCACCACAGGAAGTGCTCAAGGAAGCGTATGAGCGGGCTCAATGGGCCAACCCACAGACGCGAGCTGCACTCTTAGAGCGGCAGGCACAGGAAGCCGAACGCAAGAAGATCGAAGACGCCAAAGCCGCAGCCGACAAGGCCCGGCGGGCAGCAAGCATCAACGTGCGCTCCTCACCCGCGCCAGCCAATGCAAACGTCTCAATCGACGACGATTTGCGGGGCGTCTGGCGCCGTCACAACTCAGCTTAAGGAAACGAATAAATGCCCAGCCCGAATAGCGTGTTTACCGAAATGGTGAGCACGACCATGAGAAAGCACCACAAGAAGGTGGTCGACAACGTTACCAAGCACAACGGCGCGCTGACGCTCATGCGCGAACGCGGCAACATCAAAACCGACACGTCAGGCGGTTACGAAATTGCCATTCCGCTGAGCTACGCCGAAAACGCGACCTATCAGCGTTATAGCGGCTACGACACGCTCAACGTCGCGTCCTCGGACGTGCTGAGCGCTGCCAAGTATGACTGGTCGCAGGTTGCGCTGCACGTTACGGCGTCCGGTCGCGAGCTTCGGATGAACAATTCCGAGCAGAAGATGATTGATCTTGTGAAAGCTCGCACGGACGTGGCCATGGCCACGGCGGCGAACAACATGAGCGTCGATATGTATTCCGACGGCGCTCTGACCAACCAGATCGGCGGCTTCGCCCATCTCATCACGGCAGACGGCACCGGAACGAAGGGCGGCATCAACGCCGGCACTTACACGTTCTGGAAGAACAAGTTCAACGAAATCGCGGCCGGTGGCGGTACTGCCATTACCTATGCGAACTTGCGTCTTGCCATGAACGCGGAATGGATCGCGCAGAACCGTGGCGCGGACAAACCGGACCTGCTGATTTTCTCCCACGACATCTATACGATTTTCGAGGGCGGGTTGCAGGATCTCCAGCGCTATGCGGATGCCCGCATGGGTGACCTCGGATTTGAGGCGCTCAAGTACAAGTCGGCGTCGATCATCTTCGACGACAATACGAATTATGGGACAACCGCTGAGCTCGGCTACTTCCTCAACACGAAGTATCTGTATCTCACCGAGCATCCCGACGCGAAGTGGACTGAGGACGACGAAAAAGTCCCGACCAACCAAGACGCTGTGTTGGTGCCGATCTATTGGATGGGTGCGGTTTGCGCGAGCAACCTCGCTCTCCAGGGCCGCATCCACGATCTGACCTAATCAGGAGGGCAATCTATGACTCTTTCTATTGGAGCCCTTTTGACGGGCACTTGGACGACTTCGCAGTTGCGCACGGACGGCAACGCGCCGGGCGCGGGCGATCACTTCATTGGACCGGACGGCAAAGTCTACAAGTTCGTCCAATACGACACGGGCGCTGGCCCGGTGGCGGCCGTCGTGGGCAACGTTTGCTATTACTACGCGCCCGGCGGTGTTTCGGCGGGTGCCACGACTGTCGTCACGTCCGACCTGTCGGACTCGGCGGGTCTTGGCGCTGGCGTGCTTCAGTCGGCACCGGCAGACGGCGAATGGTGCTGGATTCAAATCAAAGGTTCCGCCACGCTTAACACGGCGCTCACCGCTGGCGCAGACGGCAACGCCCTGACTGCGGTCGGTGCGACGGACGGCACGCTCGACGTGTCGGCGCTCGTTACCGACTCGATCGTCGCTTACGCGGTCGACGCGTCGGCAAAAATCGTGATGTGCGACTTCCCCTGGTAAACCGAGGCAATGCCCCGAGGTTCACAGCCTCGGGGCAACCTTTGAGGAGACACCATGAATACGCTGAGAATTGTGAAATTTTGGACAACATACGTTAAAGCCAAGGACGGCGTGAAAGCCGTTGATATGGTCGAATACTGCGCGCCCGGCATGGCGCAGCGGTCGACCACCGTAGCCCGCATCGACTCGCTGTCAAAGATCCGCGAGGACGCCGACGCCGATAATATCGCCTGCAGATATGCCCGCGATCGATGGGCGCAGCTTGAGCCTGCCTATCAGGCTTGGAAGAAAGGCCATGAAATCCCCGCCAACGGCACGCCGCTTGGCGCTTGGCCCGGCATCACGCCCGAGCAAGCGGACGTATTCAAGACGTTCGGCCTGCGCTCCGTCGAAGACATCGCCGAAGCCTCGAGTTCCGTCGTGTCGCGGGTCCAGCTTCCGGGCGTGATAGAACTCCAGCGCCAGGCGCAAGCGTTCTTGGCCGCCAAAGACACCAACAAGGTTGCAGAGCAGTTGGCCGTCAAGGATGCGGAAATCACCGATCTTCGCGACCAGTTGGAAGAGCTGCGGCAGCTTGTCATTCAGCAATCTAACGCGGATGACGACGATGCCGACGGCCCGCCGCGTCGTCGCGGACGCCCGCCCAAGTCTGAGGCTCAAGCCGCATGAGCTTGCTCACCATCATCCAGACCGCAGCGGATCGGATCGGCGTTGTCCGCCCAACGGCTATTATCGGCTCTGCCGACATACAAGTCCGCAACCTGCTGGGTCTGGCACAACAGGAAGGGCGGGACCTCGCGTCCCGCTTTAACTGGCAAGCGCTTACGAAAGAAAAAACTTTCACGGCGGTTGCTACGGCAGCGCAGCCGGGGGCTATCCCTACCGACTTCGACCGCATGATTGACGGCAGCATGTGGAATCGCACCCGCGACAACTGGATTGCGGGGCCGATGACAATTCAGGATTGGCAGGCCATTCAAGCCACCGTTGCGCCGAACGTGACAGAAGGCTTCCGCATTCGCGGCGACTCGCTGCTGATTACCCCGACGCCTACGGCTGGCGACATTTACGCTTACGAATATGTCAGTTTGCATTGGGCCAGCGCGGCGGACGGCACGGCTCCGACGCGCGACGGATTTGAGTCAGACACCGATATTGCGTGGCTACGCGAAGAGCTTATCACGCTCGGCGTGGTGTGGCGCTTTCTGCGCGCTCGCGGCCTTGACTATAGCGAGGCCTTCACAACCTATGAAATTGCCGTGAAGCGGGCCATGAACCGTGACGGCGGGTCGCCGATCATCGTGATGGGTGGACCTGACAGCGAATACCTCCCGCCAAGGGCTCGCACGCCTGATGGAAACTGGAATCTATGAGCCTACGGCAACCGCTCGCCCGTAATCTGCGCCGCGCTAAAGTCGTCAAGTCGAAGGCTCTTCCGGCCCCGGTCGAGGGCTGGGATGCCTCGAGCGCGCTTGCGTCCATGAAAGAAACGCGGGCAGTGCAGTTGCGCAACTGGTTTCCGCAGCCGGGTTATGTCGAAGTGCGTAAAGGCTACAAGTGGCATTCGTGGGACATGGGATCGTCCCCGAAGACGATTTCCGCCATTGATACCGGGACTGATGAGCTAACGTCCAATGCGCACGGCCTAGCCGATGGGACGGCGGTCAAGATTTATGCCACCACGACCATTCCGGCCGGTTTGAGCGCGACGCGCATTTACTACGTGCGCGACACGGCCACGAATACGTTCAAACTGGCCACAACGGCCGGCGGCGCGGCGGTCGACATCACCAGCGCGGGATCTGGCACAATTACCGTATTCAAGGCGGATGAGCCGCTTGTGGAAACGCTGGCCGTATGGCAGGGGCCGTCCAGCTCCAAGATGATTGCCGCCGCTGGTGGCTGCATGTGGGACGTAACCAGCAACGCAGCCGCAACATTTGGTTACTCATCCGGGAGCGTCAACCGTTGGCAATGGTGCAATCACACGACCAGCGCGGGCGCATTCCTATTTTTGGTCAACGGCACCGATGCGGCCTTGCATTACAACGGAACGTCGTGGGTGGCGCCCACCATCACTGGCATTAGTTCAAGCGATGCGATTGGCGTCATCAGCCACAAAAAGCGGCTTTGGTTCGTTATCAAGGACTCGACTAAGGGCGCCTATCTCGGCACGGAAGCTGTAGCCGGCGCCGCGAGTGAATTTCAATTCGGCTCACTGTTTACGAGGGGCGGCTATCTGCTGGCGATTGCGACGTGGACACGCGACGGCGGCAGCGGCGCGGATGACTATTTCGTCGCCATCTCGAGCCGGGGGCAGGTGGCCGTTTACCAAGGCACAGACCCGAGCAGCGCAAACACTTGGGCGCTTGTGGGTGTGTTCGATGTGCCGACGCCGATCGGCCGGCGCTGTTTTACGCGCTTCGGCGGCGACGTGCTGCTGACGACGGTCGAAGGCGTATTCCCGCTTTCGCAACTGCTGTCTGTGGACCAAAGCCAAGCCGATCGGGTCGCGATTTCTGAGCGCATCAGCCAAGCCTTCAACGAGGCGGCGTTGTCCTACCAGTCGCTTTGGGGTTGGGAAGCCTGCGTCTATAGCAAAGGCACGCGCTTAATCGTCAATGTGCCAACCGCTGAGAACGAAAGCGCCAAACAGTACGTCATGAACACGCTGACGGGTGCCTGGTGCGAATATGACAACCACAACGCCAATACGTGGGTCGTCTATAACGACAATTTGTATTTCGCAGGCAACGACGGTGACGTGTATCGCGCCGACACGGGCAGGGCTGACGTTGACGTACCGATTTTAGCAGTTGGACAGACCGCCTACAGCGCGTTCGGGGCGCCAAATATTAAGCGCTTCAGCATGGTCAAGCCGCTTGTGACCGCGACCGGAACCAACCGGCCGGCGCTCGGGCTCTCAACGGACTTCGTAGAGACTTCGACCCTTTCAACGCCGATTGCGGTTGCTGCTGTCGGCGGGCAAACCTGGGACGGTGGTCAGACCTGGGACGGCGGCGCTGTGTGGGGCGGTTCGGAGGTGGTGCAAAGCTCGGAATGGACTTCGCTCCCGGCGCTTGGCACGTTCGGCTCGATCAAGTTCACCGCTCAAACGGGCACGGCCTCGGGTGGTGATGTGTGGAGCCTTGCGGTGTGGGGCTCGTCCTTGTGGGGCTCAGACGCGAGCGGCACCGAGGAAATGCGCATTCAAGGCTTCGTGCTGCTGCATGAGGTAGGAGAATACCTATGATGAAAGCCATTGACCGACTAGCGGAGAAGCTCGGAATCGAGCGGTTTCGGCTGATCATGATTTGCGTCCTGTTGGTTGGCTTTGCTGCGATTGTCATCGCCAAACTATGAAAATCGTTGGCGACCACCAGCACGAGGCCACGATTCTTGATTGGCTCTCGCGGCGTTACGGCGTGGCCGTCTACCAGACGCCGCGTGCGGTGCTCGGGGTCATCGATGACGAAGGCGTGTTGCGTGGCTGCTTTGTGGTGACATGGAAGAACGACACGACAGCCGAGCTTCACCTCTACGGCAAGACCTCGAATGACGTTTGGAAGGCGTTTTTCCGGCTGGTGTTCCTCGAGTGGGGGATCTGGCGGCTAGAGGTTCGCACGGCACGCAACCGCCACAAGATGAAGCGAGTGATTCCCAAGTTTGGTTTCCGCTTTCACGCTGTAGAGCGCGAGTATTATGGGCCAAAGCAAGACGCTTTTGCCTACACAATGACACCCAACGAATGCAGGTGGATTTATGGGCTCACTGTTCACGACGCGGAAGGCGCCCGCGCCGCTTGACGTTGGCGCGACCACGGCAGCGGCGAACAAACAAAACACGCAGAACGCGTTCCAGCAGTCGTCGTTCAACCGTTTGAACCAGACGGACGCGCTCGGCAACTCGCTGACGTATTCGCAGAGCGGAACCGACGCGCAAGGCAACCCGATCTTTAACGCCACGCAACAGCTTGGCCAGACGGGCCAGCAGTTTGCGGGCGGGTTTGCAGGCTTGGGCCAACGCTACTTCGACGCGGCGGGCCAGCGCCCGGACTTGGGCAGCAATGCCGCATTCGACCGGGCCTATGGGTACGCAAGCGCAAACCTCGAGCCGCGCTTCCAGCGTGCGCAGGATGCGGAAATCAACCGCCTGCGCAACCAAGGTCTGGACCCGACCAGCGAGGCCTATAAGTCGTCTATGAACGATCTCGCCTTGCAGCAGAACGAAGCCCGCAACAATCTCGTAACGGGTCTGCAAGGTCAGATGTTCCAGCAAGGTCTTGCGGATCGCCAGCAGCAGATGGGCGAGATGCAGCCGGGGTTACAGTTTGGCATGGGCGCGATACAGCCGAACCTCGTCAACACTCCAGGCGTGAACGTCGGCAATGTAGACGTGGCGGGCTTGGCCGGCATGAATCAAGCGGGCCAATGGCAGAACTATAACAGTCAGATGCAGCAACGTAACGCGATGCTCGGGGGCTTGGCCAGCATTGGCGGGTCGCTGATCGGCGCGCCGTGGGCAGGGATAAGACGCTAAGTGGCAGACCCGCGCTCGATACGCACCAACAATCCCGGCGCTATGAATTACGGGCCGTTTGCGCAGAAGTGGGGCGCAATCGGCACGGATGGCCGCCTAGCCGTGTTTCCTGATCGCGAAACCGGCTTCAAAGCCATGGGCGGGTTGCTGGACACCTACCGCGACAAGCACGGACTCGAGTCCGTATCCGGCATTATCAACCGATGGGCGCCGCGCCAGTACGACAACAATTCAACCGACAATTACATTCGCACGGTTTCACAGCGTCTTGGCATCGATCCGAATATGCCTGTGCCTCCTGAAAAGCGCACCGCGCTGATGGAAGCCATGGCGACCTATGAGGCCGGCCGGCCTGTCACCATGGGCGGTCCCTCCGCTCAACCCCAACCCATCGCAGGAGGCGCCGCGCCCATGACGCCCACGACACCGATCACGCCTTACGACGGCATGATGCCGGCAGATGCGCAGAAGCATAGGAAGCTTGCGCAATTGCTTGCAGGACAGGCCACGGACGCCTCGCCTGTAGGACACTGGACACAGGCCCTAGCTCGAGTGATCCAGGGCGGCGTCGGCCGGATGCACGACAACGCGGCAACCGAGGGCGAGCGTCAAGGGCAGGCATCTATTGTCCAGATGATGAGCGGCAACCCGAGCCCGCAGGCCATGATGGCGAACCCTTACACGCAGGACATGGGAAAACAGCTTTTCCTTGCCCAAGCTAAGCAGAAAATGGACCCGACGGCTGCATTGCAAGCCGAAAAGCTGAGGTTTGATCTTGATGAAGCGCGGGCCATGAACCCGCTGAAGCGGCAAGAACTAGAGGCGCGGATTAAAGCCGCCGGCCAAAAAGACGCGCTGGATGAATACATCATGGGGATTATCGGCGGCGGTCAGAAGCCGCAGGCCGCGCCGTCACCCATCCAGCCGCAATCGTTTGTGCCGGATGCGGGCGCTGATCCGAACCTAATCCGCACGCAGGCAAGCCAGCCACAAGCCGCGCCGCAGAATGACGACCCAATGGTTGATACGCCAGCCGGAAGGATGCCGGCCAGCCGTGCGCGGCAGCTTGGCCTTGCGCTGGCCATGCGTGGCAAGGGCGATGCCGGCCGCATGATTGCGGACCCTGCTGTAGATCAGGCCAAGCTCGCCAAGGAAGCGCGCAACAAGGTTGACACCGCAGAGCTTGATCTGACCGAACAGGTCTCGCGCATCAAAAGCATCAAGCGGCAATTCAGGCCTGAGTTTCAAACGTATGAAGAGGCGATCAAGCAGGCCGGCATCGGCTTTGCCGATAAGTTTGATTTCATGCGGTCAAAGCTTCCGCCTGAAATGCTGCAAAAGCACGCCGAGTTCATCTCGTTCCGCCGTGACGCTATCGACAACGTAAATCGCTACATCAAAGAAATCACGGGCGCGGCCATGGCTATCCCTGAGGCCGAGCGCATCATGAAGGGCATTCCGAACGAAAGCGACGGACCAACCGCGTTTAAGGCCAAGATTGACGCAATCGAGCGCACGTCTTTGATGGCCATCGCGCGCACGCGGTACTTGCGCGAAAACGGGTTTAAGGGCCAGCCGTGGTCCGGCAACGCCGACGATGCAGCCAAGGCGCTATCGATCGAGGGCTTCAGCCGCATCATTGACCAGGAAGGCGATGCCATGTCGCGGCAGTTGCGGGCGCAAAACCCGAACGCCAAACCGGAACAGATCAACGGCGCCGTCAAGTCAATGCTGCGCCAGAAGTTTAGGCTCGACATATGACAAAATGGTCGGATCTCGTTTTCGCTGATGACCCGGAGCTGATCGAGGTCCAAGACCCGATCCGGCGGCCGGCACCAATCGCGCGGCCAGGGCCAATCGAACGGCCTGATGTAGTTGCGCCGGCTCGCCGCGCGCCTGCACAACCCGCACCGGCACCTGCGCCCGCACAAGCGGCACAGCCAGCGCCGCAGCGGTGGAGTGATAGCATATTCCAAGAGGACGCAGCGCCAGCGGCCCCGGCTTCCGTCGCAGCGGCTCCCACGTTCCCCGGCTACAAAGACCCGAAGTCTGAGGGCTGGTTCGAGTGGATGGATAACAACATCACCGGCCGCAAAGACCCGCGTTATGCCAACGCGCCGGCAATTTCGCGCGTGCTTGAGAACGAAATCTATGACGACAACAGCGACGCCGCGCGGGCAGCTTATCGCCAGATCACGCTTGGACAGTCTTTGACGCCCGATGACAAGGCGCACGCCGACATTGTGCGCAGCGCTTTGGGTAAGCGGTTTATCGGCGCCGAAAAGGACGCCTATGGCGCGGACGTGGTGCGCTATCTGGACAAGGACGGGCAGGAGGCGACGGCCTACGTCAACAAGCCCGGCCTCGATATGGAAGACGTAAACAACTTCGGTTTGCAGTCGCTGCCGTATCTTCTCGGCGGGCGCATTATGCAGGGGCTTACCCGCAACATGAGCTTGCCCATGAAGATGATGGGGCAATCGGGCATGGCTTCGACAACTAGCGTCTTGGGCGATGTCGCGGCCATGGGCGCGGGATCGGAGCAGGGGCCTGACTTCGGCCGTGCCACTGCGGTTGGCTTGATCGGTGGTGCTGCTGAGGGCTTGTCGCCTCTTGCGGGCATGCTGGGGCGGCGCTTCATCACCGAGCCGTCGCTTTACAACAAGTCGGCCGGCAAGTTGACGCCAAAGGGCGAAGAGGTTGCCAAGAAAGCTGGCTTTGACCCGGCCGACATTACCGGCGACATGGCGCAAGAGTTCGTCAAAAAGTACGCCGAAATCCGAAACCCTATGGTGGCGGGGCAGACGGTGCGCGGCAAGGAATTCGATATTCCGGTGACGCGCGGGCAGATGGAAAAAGATCCTGGCCGCCTACTCAATGAAAAGGCCATGCGCTACGGGGCGTTTGGTGATGCCGCCAAAGCCACCATGCAGGGCTTCGATGACCGTCAAGCGGCGGCAATCTCGGAAGCGGCGCTTGGCGGCGGGCAACGCAGCATTGCCAATGTGATTAACCCAACTCGGCCGGCGGCGGGCGTGCGGCCGGGGGATATAGGCGAGGGCATTCGCAGCGGCGTTCGGTCAGCGAGCGACGCAGCCAAGACTGACGCCAAGGCAGCTTGGAAAAAAGTTGAAGACCTTGGTGACCTTACGGCGACTAGCCAAGCGCTCGAAAAGTTGCCGCAGGCAATCGCGAGCGAGTTGGACGGTTTAAGCATTGTTCCGACGAAAGAGACCGCGCCAAAAGCAACCGCAATGCTTGACGCATTGCGCAACTACAAAACAGGAGGGCCGCCGGGCCAGGCTGACGAATGGCTTGGCAACCGGACAACGCCGACAGTTATGCAAATGCAGCGCACGCTCGGCGCTTTAATTAAAGGGACCGACGCGGCAGATTTTGATGGAACCGTTGCGCGCAACATTTACCGAGGCTTTGATAAGTGGATAGAAAAATCAGCGGATGAAGCATTGCTAAAAGGGGATGCCTTAACAGCGGCTGCATTCCGTACCGCGCGCGATCGCACCAAAGAGCTTAAAAATATTTTTTCGGCACGGGATATGTCGGGGCGCTCTACTCCGGGCGGACAGCTAATCGAGAAGATAGCGAAAGACGATTTTCTGGCACCGGAAGCCATTGTGCGGGGCCTGTTTGGAACGGATGCGGGATCTGTGCCCAAGGCCGCAACAATCGAAGCGCTGCGCCGCATAAAGTCGGGCGTGGACAAGTACCTGCCCAAAGATCAGGCCGCGCCGATTTGGAATGACATTCGGCTTGCGCACTGGATGAACCTTGTAAAGACGCCGGCCGGCAATCTGCACTCGCCAACCATGCTCGTGAAGCGCCTCGATGAAGCGTTCAACGCGCAGGGCTCCGTCATGCGCGAGCTGTATAAGCCGGACGAGATTGCCCTTATCCGTCGCTTTAGCGCAGCTCTCAAGGACGTGTCGTATAAAGACCCGAACCCAAGCGGCTCCGCCGTGTCGCAATTGTTCTTTGGCGGGCAGTGGGGCCAAGCTGCCTTGGCTATGTTGGGCGCCTACAATGGCCCGCTTGCCAAGATCTCGCAGATGCTCATGAAGTCAACGCCAGTTGGCAACGCTGCTGGATATGTCGCCGCACAGTCTGCGGTCGCTCCCAAGCTTCGGCCTCGATCGCCGTCTCTTGGCGCTATCGGCGCCGGGCTGACCGCGCAAGAGCGCGAAAGCCGCTAACTCTCTTCACCCTGTCCCGCGTCCCCAATAGGGATTAACCGATGCCTCGCAACGGCTCCGGAACCATGAGTCTGCCCAATACGATATCGTCTGGGCAAACTATCTCCGCGTCACCCGTCCAAGCCAATTTCTCCGACATCGCCTCCGAGATCACCGGATCTCTGCCGCGTGACGGTCAAGCCGCCATGACTGGCCAGCTCAAAGGCTCGTCCGGCACAGTCAGCGCTCCAGGTCTCTCGTTCTCGGCCGATACGGACACAGGCTTTTATCGCAAAGCCAGCAACACAATGGGCATCGTTGCCGGCGGCGCTGAGGTTGGAACCATCGGCGAGTCAGGCCTTGCCGACGCCAACGCGTTTGCCATCGTTGGCATGCCGCCGGGGGTAATCCTTCCTTATGGCGCAACCACGGCGCCGGCTGGCTGGGTGCGAGCGAACGGCCGAACGATTGGTAGCGCATCCTCTGGCGGCACCGAGCGGGCCAATGCGGACACGTCGGCGCTGTTTACGTTTCTGTGGACCAACTACGGCGACAGCGTGTGTGCGGTCTCGAGTGGACGCGGTGCGAGTGCTGCCGCAGACTATGCCGCGAATAAGACAATCACGCTTCCCGATCTGCGCGGCCGTGGCCTCTTCGGTCTTGACGACATGGGCAACAGCGCGGCGGGTCGCCTGGGCTCTGTCATTACCTCGCAGACAACGAACGGCGCCAGTGGCGGCACCGAAACGCACACATTGACCGAGGCGCAGCTACCGGGCCACACGCACGGCGCTGGAACATTGTCCGCGAACGCGGATGGTGGCCACACGCACACCGTCTCCGGCGGCATAACGGCGGGCAGCGGTGGCACGACCGCAACGTCTGGTGCGAATACAGTCCCGCTTGGTGCCAACGCAATCAGCGTGACCGGCGGCTCGCATACGCACACCATCGGCGGCGCGACGGCCTCAACGGGGAGCGGTGCGGCTCATAGCAACATGCCGCCTGCGTTCCTGACCACTTTTATCATTAAGCTGTGACATGCAGACTGCCGGGCTTCCGTGGCGGTTTTGTTCAAAAGTCAGCACTGGCGATCCTGGTGGCGGCGGGCTGCGCTACAACGGCGACAGCGCTGCAACTTCGTCAATTATCTCGCTGTCCGATGCCTGCCTAGATCGGCGCAATCCTGATGTGTCGCGCTATGTGGCAACGTGGGACAAGTCCACGAACCACGACCACAGGGGCACACTGATCCTAACCAGCGCAACGCGGGAAGGGCTTGCGATTTTCGAGATCGCAGGCACGTCAACGGATCGCGAGGGCTGGACCGAGCTTGCAGTTAGGCCAGTGCAATCCTTCGACGCCTTCGAGAACAATGAGGAAATCCGGGTGCAATTTCTGCGCACGGGAGACACAGCCGGCACCGCTGCCGTGCGTGAAATCGTGCGCGAAATCGTTGTGCAGTCCGTGACGCAGCCGACGCCGCCCGATGCGTACAACGAAATTGCAATCTTACGCGCGCAAGTCACAGAAACCGCCCGCGCGCTTGCCGACACTCGCGAGCAACTAAGCCTCTTACAAGGCGCGATTGCCGCTCTCGTTCAGGAAGCTACAGCTAGATAAGGGGCTTGCATGTCCAGATCGTCCGGCACTTATACCGCGCCGTCTAATTCGTGGAATCCGGCCGTCGAAGGCGCGAGGATCGACGAATCTGATTTTAACACGTTGCTCGAGGACATCGAGACGGCGCTTACTGAAAGCGTCTACACTGGCGGGCTCGGATCGACTGACAATCGTCTGGTGCGCACGGACGGAACCGACACTAAAAAAGTCCAGGGCACCGGCATCACGGTTGATGATAGCGACAACATCACGGGCGTTGCGTCGATTGCTACGACGACCATTCAACTCGGGCACGCTTCCGACACCACGCTTGCGCGTTCTGGCGCGGGTGACATGACAATCGAGGGCAACGCGGTCTATCGCGCGGGCGGCACTGACGTTGCGCTTGCTGATGGCGGCACGGGTGCAAGCCTTGCCGACCCCAACGCCGATCGTGTTTTGTTTTGGGATGACAGCGCGGGCGCGGTTACATGGCTGACCGTTGGTTCGGGTTTGTCAATTACGGGAACAACGATTACGGCTTCCGGTGGTCCCGGCACCGGCGATGTGGTCGGCCCGGCATCGTCTGTCGATGGCGAAATTGCGTTGTATGACTCGACCACCGGCAAACTGATTAAGCGCGCCAGCACGACTGGCATGCTCAAGGCTACGTCTGGTGTTCTTGCGGCGGCAGTTGCCGGAACCGATTATGCGGTTGGGGTGCCGGGAGAGACAACCCTAGAGGCGTATGGTGGAGCTGGTGATGGAGTGACCGATAACACGACCGCATTTAATAACATTCTAACGGCAGGTATCCGCACGATCCGGCTTGGTGCGGGCAAGGTTTACAGGTTTTCATCCGCCGTCAACACAATCACCTATGGCTTGCGTCTTGTCGGTACGAGTAAATCGACCACGGTCTTAGATTTCTATCAGGCAAGTGGCAATTGCCTCTTGTATGATGGATCGACCGAGGGCGGGGGCATGATCGAAAAGCTCACGATCCGCAACCGTGGCGGTGCCACACTTACCAGTGGAATTTATCTGCAAGCACAGGCGGGCGGCGGGTCGCCGGACTACTGCTCGATTCATGATGTTAATATAACGGGGTCAACAAATTCCGATTTGTTCAGTTACGGCCTGTTGATTGACGGCAATGCCCGGACGACGGGCATCGTAGGGATTCGCAACATTACTGTAACGAACGTCAGCATTTTTAACACAACCGCCTCTTCGTGGGAGGTAAGACACGGAAAAGACATCACTTTGCACGGCCTGAGTTGTTTTGCAACGGGCACGGGCGGCGTGAACCTTGGGCAAATTGACGGCGCGAGCGGCAGCACAGCATCGGCCACCGTTCGGCTGAATGCCAATATGGGCGACCTTTACATTGACTACGCCTCGGCCGTCGATGTGGATGGCGTATATCAAGCCGTCTATGCGTCGGCCAATACATCGTCGTTCAACATCAAGGGCATTGCAACGTCGGTTACTATCGATGCAAGCGCGACCAACGGGCGAGTCTCTGTCCAACAGGGCGCAACAATCTCAAATAGCAGCTCATCAACAATCGTCGCGACGGTTGGCGGGCCGTCATCGTCTGTCGATGGCGAAATTGCGTTGTATGACTCGACAACCGGACGTTTGCTGAAACGGGCCAGCACCACGGGACTTCTTAAGGCAACGAGCGGCGTGCTTGCGGCTGCTGTTGCCGGGACCGATTACTACCAGCCGGCAGGCACCGATGTCGCAGTTGCGGACGGTGGAACAGGTGCCTCGACCGCGCAGGCGGCCGTGCAGAATCTCAGCACTTGGTATGTTCTGGCACGTAGCGGGTTGGCTTCTGCTCATACAGGCAACACAAGCGAAACGGCGCTAGCCACGATTACAATCCCCGCAAATTCAATGGGTCCGAACGGAGTTTTGCGCGTCACCATTGTAATGAGCATGACGAACAACGCCAACGGCAAGACGGGTCGCGTGCGTCTTGGCGGCTTGGCCGGCACGTCGTTTGCAGCCGTTGCGCTTGCCAATTTCCAATCGTGGCGGCATCAGACGCAAATTCAGAACCGCAACGCAACGAACAGCCAAATTGCAACCACTGACTTGCAAGTCGGTTTCGGCGCGTCGACGGCTGCTGTCATTACCGGGGCGCGCGATACAACTTCATCACAAGATCTGGTGATTTCAGGCACGCTAACCAACAGCGGCGACACCATAACGCTCGAATCCTATTTGGTGGAAGTGTGCCATGGAGCCTAAATGGCTGGAAATCGCAAGGACCGATCTCGGGATTGACGAGATCGCAGGGCCTAAAAGCAATCCCCGCATTATGGACTACTACAAAGCGGCCAACGCCAACTGGGCCAAGGACGATAGCGTCCCATGGTGCGGGGCTGCAATGGCCGCCTGGGTGGCAGGCGCTGGCTACACGGTGCCCCCGGAAGCCGCTCGCGCGCGTGCGTGGCTCGATTGGGGTGTGCCGCTGCAAGATCCTAAGCCCGGCGCGGTGGCTGTGTTCCGACGCGGCGCGGATGAGAAATCCGGGCATGTAACGCTGTTTTTGGAAGATCGCGGCGACCGCGTGTTGTGTTTGGGCGGCAATCAGGGCGATGCGGTATCGATCACCAGTTACCCCAAGCGCGATCTATTAGGCTATCGCTGGCCGGCTGGCGCTGACGTGCCGGCCAAGGTGCCCGTGGTTGCAACGGTAGAAGTCAAGCCTTTGGTCAAGTCTCGCACGGTCAGAAACACGGTGGCGGGTGGCGCGGCTGCAACGGCGGGCTTTTTCGATAAGTCGTGCCAGCTGGCTCTCGATTGGGTTGCGGCGTTGACCGCGCTCAATCCCGTTAAGACGGCCATGCTTGAAATGGGCGGCAACGTGCGCGCGATCTCGCTCGGCATCGGCGTTGCAACCGGCATCAAGATTGTGTCGGCTTACGTGGATGATCGGTTCAAGTCTTCGACGCAGGGGGGCGCCTGATGGCTTCGCCATATGATCCATGGCGCAATACCTACGGAATGCCCGGCCCGCAAGATTTGAACCGGCCGGGCGAGATCCGCGCGAGCACAGCGCCACGCTGGGAGGAGCTGTTACGCGGGTCGGATGTGACCGCGATCAATCGCAATCCGCTCGTGCAGGCTTTGCAGCGCTACACAAACCGAGCCCCGAGCGGCATTGGTGAAGTCACGCGCGTTTCTCCGATCGATGGGCGGCCTGTACCGCCCGAGCCAACCGCCTTGGACAACCTGCCGCCGACCGTGCAAGAGGGCATCGGCGGGCTGGGGTTGCTGGCCAACTTCCTCGCACCGGGCGTGAAGCTGCCGCGCCCAACATTTGCGCCGCCTGATTTGACGCAAACCGGATGGGTTTTTAAGAGCGTCGGCAAGCCTCACGGTCTTATGCAGAAGGGCGAATGGAAGGCGTATAACAACGCCGTGGACAATCAATCTTGGTTGGACGTGGAACTGCCGATCCGGTCAATGACCGCAACGCAGTCAAAGGTAAACCCCGACTTCATGAACCCCGTCCACAGTGGCGAGCCACAGTTGCCGCCTATGGTCATGAAAAAAGACGGGCAGTATTTTGTTCAGGACGGGCACCACCGCTTGACCAAAGCAGCAGCGGAAGGCAGGCAAACGGCACCCGTTCGGCTCATTGATCTTGATGGCACAACACAAACGGATTTCCCGCTACTTGATGCAATATCAAAGGCGGCTCCCAAGCCTCAAGGCATCCGCGCTTATCACGGAAGCCCGGCCGATTTTGATCGGTTCGATAGTCGCTTTATCAACACGGGAGAAAAGGCGCAGGCTTACGGGCACGGGCTCTATTTTGCGGAAAGCGAAGGCGTCGCTAACAACTACCGCATGGCGTTAGGAAAGCGCCAGGATGTCAAGTACGGCGGCGTCACGCCATCGGATAACGCAACTGTTATTTTGAAGCGCAACGAATACGACGTTGAGCGCGCACTTGCTGATTTGGCCGAAGCTCGCAAAACAGCGGAAGGCTGGCGCGACACGCGGATGATGCAAACCATTGACCGGGACATGGCAGAGCTTCAGGGGCTCCGGGGCAAGCCTGTGGAACTTCCCGGCCGCATGTACGAGGTCTCCATAAACGCCGATCCTGAAAGGTTTCTGGATTGGGATCTACAGCACAACGAACAATCCGCGTTTGTGAATGATGCTCTTGCGAAGGCTAGGGCGCAGGGTCGCTTTCCGCAAGCACCACGCCGCTACATCCCGAGAACGCCGGAAGAAACGGCGGCACTCCGCGAAGCTGGTATCCCCGGCATTCGCTACAAGGACGCCATGAGCCGTGGCGCTGACGGCGGGACCAGCAACTACGTTGTGTTTGACGACTCTTTAATCCAGATCCTCCGCAAGTATGGCCTGCTCCCGCCTGCTGCTGCCGCTGGCGCATCCATGCTCGAGCAACAGGAGCCGCCGCTATGACAATGATCCTGACCAGCATCCTTGCCCGCTTCGGGACGCATCTCGCACTCGGGGCCGGCATCCTTGTGGCGTTCTTCGCGTGGACCAAAAGAGTCGAACACAAAGCCGTGCAAGCTGAGCGTGCGAGCGTCATCGAACAGGGAACTAAGGTCAATGAAAAAGCTCGTACCGCTCGCCGTGACGCTGAGCGCGCTCCTCATGACAGCGTGCGGCAGTGGCTCCGTGATTAAAGGGAATGCGGCGCAAATCTGTGAGCAGTGGCAACCGATCTTGCCAAGCCGCAAGGACGTGCTGACCGACGACACAGCGAAGCAGATCGCCGGGAACAACGCCGCGAATCAGACTTGGTGCGGATCTAAGCCGCCGGTCAAGATCGCGAAGGCGACCCCATGAATGAGTCACAGATTCGGCGGATTGCAAAGGCAATCACACTCGAACGAGTTGGAGAACCGGCTAACCAAGGTGGAAGTCGTGACCGACAGTCACAAGGGAAAGATTTCCTATCTAGAGCGCGCCGTCCAGGGCCTTATCTACGCGACGGCCATGCTCGCAGTTGGGAAGTCGGCGGAGATCGTGGAGAAGGCGGCGACCATCCTGAAGCTGACGCGATGAGGCGGCGTTTTTTGTTCCATGTTACCATTGCCGTTGCCATCATCCTAGCCGCAATGGCATTTCAGATTGTCTGGAGGATGTAGCCTCCATGGGTTTACGCCGTCACTAGGTCTTGCTCTGCGATATGGCAGAGGAAATCGCACGCAGGTGCGATTGCCTCGACCACCGGCCAGTCGATTGGAATTTCGTCAATGAATCGCCGTTCGTCATTGATCCGGCAGAGGCGCACGTCCAACTCGCGCGCCAGCTTCGCCATGCGGTCGAACTCGGCCGGGAACTCGCGGCGCACCAATGCCCAATAATTCGGGCTGGTGGCCTTCACGCACGGGATGCAGTTGTTATTCTGAAACCCGAGCGCATACATTGGCGGCGGCCGGATGCCGGCCCGGTCGATCATGTCGATGACGGCGGCTTTAGTTAGACCTCGATCAATGAGCGGCGTCCTAATCTGCATCTCGAAATATGTTTCGCGCAGGCGGCTCGCCCGTGTCACGTCAGCAGCGTCGGCGGTGTATCCGAACACATGCACATCATGCGGCTGTTGCCACGCGAGGCGCGGCATCACCTTTAGCTCGACGGTGCATAGAGCGCCGTCGATGCCGGCCAGATAGCGGCGCCGCTCGAATACGTCCCAAGTGCTGGCGTAGCGCTCCGACCGCAGCCGCTCGACGGGGCGCCCGAACCACGCTTCACAATCGGCGATGAACCGCTCGTTGTCGGGATGCTCGGCGCCCGTTTCGCAATAGGCGACGACGGCATGCGGATCGTCACGCAGCGCGAGCTTTGTCGCGACGGCGGATGCCGCGCCAGAACTGAACCAGCATACCGTCCTCATCGTCGCCTCCTACGTTGTGCGCTTTCCAATCGTGAACCGCCGGCCGTTTTGGCACTGGATGGTGGCGGCCTCTTCTCTTTCTGCGTCATGCAACGCCGGCACTGCGTAGTGGGCCGCCAACTCCTTCAACGCCGCATTCAGCGCGCCGTTCGCTTTAATCCAGTTCAACCCGACGCGGGCGCGGCCATCGCGTCCGACAGCGTCATCCCGGTTGCTGTCAATGGCCCAACGAGCTGCCGACGCCACGCGGCGCAGCAGGTCCAGTTCTGTCGGTGAATTGTCCATAGCCACGCCTCCTTAGCTGGCGTTGTCGCGAATGAGCTTTACTGCGTCCTTGCCGTTCATGCGCAGCCATCTACCGAGGCGGTCAACGTCCTCGGCTATAAACGACTCCGCCACAAAGTAGTGGCACCGCAGAGACCCGCTGCGCACTTGCGCGATGCGCCCGCGCTTTGCCGTCGTGTAGACAACACTCAACGGCTCGCCATCAACGTCGGCGCCAAGATCCAGCGTCTTTTCGATTTTCAGGCTTTCGCCCGTGTCGCTATCGTATAAACCTATGCAGTTGTCGATCACAGTTGCCTCCTTATTTGTTGCTCAACGCATCTACGGCGATCTTGTGCGCGCGCATGAAATACGTCTGCCCCCAACTATAGGGAACAGCCGCATCAGCATCGGTGTGCATGTCTGCGATAGAGCGTAGCGCCGCCTCAAGCTCTGAGATGCGCCGTGTCTGTTTCGGATTGTCCTCCGGGTGGCAGTGCATGCAAGTTAGCCCGCCCTGACACTCCCAGCAGTTGCCCGTCTCCCGGTCAACACGTGTCACAGTCACGTCTCCCTTATCGAACAGTCTTGTCGTCGGCGACCATCGCGCGCGCCGCCGCTTCGGCTTCGATCTTTGATGGCCAATAGCCCGGCACGTAGCATTGCTCGATCGTGTCGAGCAGGCTGAACCGTGGATCTTCGGGCATCAGCGTCATGTCGCAAACCTCATAGCGACCGACCCGAATTATTGGGTGACGTGGTTCCATCGTCCTCTCCTATCTTTTCTTTACCTTGATTTTCACACCGCCGCAGGGACGGTCCGATGGCCGCCCGTATTCTTCTTCAATCATGTGCACATATGACGGTGACGACCGTATGCACGCATCAAACGAGTGCCCGTCTGCGTCGTCATCTATTTCAATAGATAGGACGCGGTGGCCGTGGCCCATGTTCGCCAACACATCGCGGAGCTGGGCAACAGCCTTAACCATGTCGGCAAGGTGATCGGGCTTCGACACGTGCCCCTCCTACGATTTCCTTCGCCGCTTAGGCCACGGCCGGCCACTGGAACCCCAACGCCTGCGGCACATCTCGGCAGTAAAGCCTGTTCGCCGCGCTGCACTTTCATCGGTCGAGAACTCGGGGCTGAACCACTGTCGTTCCCACATGAACAATTGCCCGTCAGAGGGCTCCCCAGGCTCACGCGGCGGAACTCGTGCCTTGAGCTTCTGGACGTGTTTCCGAAGCCCGTCATAGCCGCCGTATTTTGCCATTTTTCGCTTGGCCGATACAATGGCCTTGGCGCACGTATTCGCGTCACTCTCGAACCACTCGCCCTGCCGCTTTGCTACCCCGAGGCGACCCATTTCAAAGTGCGCCACATTCTCAATTGTTGGTGCATATCGGCCAATTCGAAACGTCCGAACGACGCGCGGACATTCGCCATTTTCGGCCAGTTGCTTTGTTCGCCGTTGAGGATCGGCAGATAGCCCGATCTTATGCCAACCGTCGCTTCGGACCATGATGTAGACGTACATCAGCGCCCCCGATCCTTGATCCAACGCTTGCCATCGTCCACGTAGCCAAGCGCAGCGGCCACCGTAGGCCCAGGCTTTGCCTTGCCCATTGTTACCAACGACACAAACGCGGGCGACACGCCAAGCCTCTTTGCAAGCTGGCGCGTCCCGATCTCAACGGCCAAGGCCGCGACCTCTAGCCGGATGTCTTCGTCGGTGAATCGTTTCATGTGGATATCGTTAACTTAACACTTGCATTACGTCAACGGTTAATTTATATCTATCCACATCGAGCAAGGGAGACGTGGCCATGCGGGTAGCGACAAAAAAGACGGTTCAGGAACGCGCAATCGATGCCGAACAGCGCGCCAGCCGCTATCTTGCCGACGCCAACGAGGCGTCCGAGTCCGGTCGGATGGAGAAGGCGGAGAAGCTGTTCGCCAAGTCGCAATACTGGATGGACCGCATGAACCTTCTGAGCGGCGACGGGGATCGCCCGACCCCGAAGCGATAACCACAGGAAAGGCCAGGACAATGCTGAAAAAGACTTTCCCGCATATCGACGGCGACTCGTTCAGCGCCTACCGGGCAGCGGAGGCGTGGTGCCAAGAGCAGGGATATTCAGTCGGCTCAATGCAACGCGGAGCGCCGACGCTGATCTATTACGGGGATTGCGATGTCGCCAAGTACAGGAACATCTCGCCGGCCGAGCGCAAGTCGGCGATCGGCACTATTGAGGGCGTTGGCGGCAGATTCCGTGACGGCCCCGTGACCGTCACCGTGAAGAACGTGAAGCCTGTATAGGAAAGGCCAGGACCATGACCGACAAGACTCCTATGGATGCAATTCACGACGGCGTTGTCACCGTTTCGAACTGTGCCTATTCGATCCGTTCGATTGCAACGGCGTTGGAACGGGTAGGCATGAGCGATTTGGCGTTGGAGATGTTCGAGATCGCGGCGTCTCTCAAGACGGCAAGCGAGGAAATCAGAGCCGGCCACGCTAGAGACTTGACAGATCAGGTGCGCCGTTCGCAAGCGGCAGTGGGCGGCACGCTTGCGGCTCTGCTTGACGCGGCGCGTGCAACGTAACGGAAAGGCCGGGACCATGGGCGAGACCATGAAGTCGGTACGAGCGACATATGCGGGACAAAGCGGCCTGTGGCACGGGGCCATCAAAATGTCCGGCAAGGTGGTCTGGAAATGTGGACACAATCACCACAACCGCGACCACGGAAGCAAGACGTGGGGCCGCTCGGCTTGTTCATGCGCTCAGTCTGCGCTCAGATTTGCCCTGATGAATGACGCGGAACTTGAGCGGACCAAAGCAGACTTGCGCGCCTACATGAGCGGCTCCAGCATGTCACCGAGAATGGCTGTGTCGCATGACTACGAATTGAGCGTTAGAGATGAAATCCGCCGCGCAATTGGCTTGTAAAGGAAAGGCCACTCACCTGCACAGCCCGGCATCACCGCCGGGCTTTTTCATTGGCAACAGCCGCAACCCGCTCCGCAAACTCCCGGTCACACAGCACCGCACCGCGACCAAAGCCGGCAACATTCCGCCGGCCCCCGCTGTCAGTCACATACCAAGCCGGCCAGTCGTCCGTTTGATCGCTGGCGGGTCTGGCCTTGTACGGTCCAGGCGCCCGCATTTCGACGGCGCGACCGTCAACCTCAATAATCCAAGGGCGCAACATGGTGGCCGTGTCGCTGCTGGGGGTCGATGCTGGGGAATTTCGAGATTCGTTCACGGCCTGTCCGTTCCTGCCACCGGGATCTTGAGGTTGCGCACATGGCGGGGCGTGCACCGAAGATGCTCCGCAACTTCCTGAATTGTCCATAGCCGGTGCGTCATAGCCCCTTGCCCCATGGATCGTGCCGCTTTGGAAACGGGCGCTTGGACTTGCGCAAACCCGCGCGCTTCTCTTCAATCCTCGTGGCCTTGGCGATGCGTGGCTGATCGACTTCTGCCGTGATCTTGCGATGACATCGCGCGCTTAGAACGCGGCAATTTTCGAGTGCGTTCGTGCCGCCGTAAGCGTAGGGCGTGGGCCAGTGATCGTATTCGGCGGTCAGGATCTTCTGCCCGCAACCACACTCGCACTTGCCGCCGCAGCGTTCCCACGCCGCGAGCTTTACGGACTTAGGGAAAGCGCGGGTCATGTGATGTCCTTGACCGACAAAACCCATAGCCGTTTAGACAAGGCTCGAAGCACGGGAAGCGCTTCCATCGTTTGCCTGTGCTGATCTTCAAAATACGCCTTAGCATCGGGCCGCAGATCTTTAAGCGCGGGCCGTGCAATGTCGGCTTCTGCTTTCTCAATTGCTTTCTCAACTGCTGATCGCAAAATCCAGCAGCCCATGGGTGTTAGTTTGTCGAGTTCATCGCTCATGCGGCGCGCTCCCTCAACAGCGCCTCGGGATCGAGGCCGGTTTCAACGCGGATTACCTCGTCAACGTCATCGTTCAACTTGCAGAACTCGGCATGCGTGCACTTGTCAAAGGCGATGCTTTCAGGCACGCACACATAAAGGTCATTACCTTTTGCCCACGCCCAAGAGTGTTTGCCCGTCATCATGGAAATCACGATCGGGATCAGAGCCGCCGTGTCGCTGGCGTCGTCGTGCATGTGGAAGGTTTTGATGGTGCGGCGCTTGGCCTTCACCAGCAGCCACGCGCGCAAATGCTCGGCGCTGTCGGGCTGGAACTTCTTGTAGCTTTCCGGCCAATGATGAAACGCCGCTGCAATGAGGCCGAAGAACCGGCGGTGCTGGTCAATGCTTCTCGGCTTGCTCATGGCAACCCCATACTTGCCCGGCACATCTTGTGCGCGCTTCTCACTTGCTCCCGAGCCGATGGGCTCAAGCCTTCCGCTTCAAGACACCGGCCTAGCGCTCGCATGGCTGAGGCAATGACAAGCTGATCGTTGACGCGCTCGCGTCGCTGGAGAGATTCGAGGGCGCTGAGCAATTCGGCGTTTGATCGTTCAGCGTCTCTGATAAGGTCGACCAATCCAGCACCATCCGGCGCAGTTGCTTGCGATCGGCCTTGATTCGATACTGCCGGTCTAACTCGCGGCATATGTCCTCCCATCCTAATCCATCGGCCACAAAGCCTTTGACGAGGTTACGGACGCGGCACGCTTCAGTTGAATAGAGTTGAGACCTGCAAGGCCGGCGCTTATTCGTCAGCATCGGCCAGCTCCCGCAGTTGGGCATTGAGATCGTCAATCGCCGCCTGCTCTGTTGGGCCGCGTCCAATTGGATGGCCGGGCTCGTAATCGTCAGTCACGGCGGCCCAATCAAAATCGCGGATCGGGATCGGCGGGTAAACGTGTGAGGTGCGGATTTTCATCACGCCGTCTCCGCTTCGAATTCCTTCATGCGGTCCTCGAATTCTTCATCGAGGATCTGACGCCAGCGGTCTGGCATTGCCTGCCACGTCGCAAACGCTTGACGCTTGATGTTGGCAAGATCAGCCGGACCATCAGCGCCGCTGATGGCGCCGCGCAATTCGTTGAATACCGTGTCCGTGCCGTCTTTCTTTGCGCGATAAGAGGACTTGGCCTTGCGAGGCGCTGTTAGTTCCGCTTGCTCTTCCTCACTGTCAGCTTGCGGCATGCTGTCGAGATCTTGATCTCCGGTCGGCAGCGAGAACAACGACCGATAGAACGACTTCTCCGCGTAGCTCTGCGCAGCCTGGAAGGTTTGCGGCCCCGTAACTTGAATGTAGAGCGTCCGGCGCAATGTCGGATGGCTCCATGTGTCCTTGGACGTGGCGAGCACAAAGGAATACTCCATGTGCGCCCATTGGCTCGTTTTGCCGTCCTTCTCAATTCGCTTAATCTCGCAGCGTTCTTCGAGCGACATCAGGATCAAGCCGACTTCGCCCATCTTCCGCGTGATCGCCGCGTAGATGTCGTCGGTAGATGCGAACTGATAGCCACCGTGCTGATTGCGGCTCGATTTCTTCACGGCATCAACCGTGATTTTTATCTGGCAAATCGCTTGCACGATGCTCGCAGGGATCGGCGTCACCCGATCCAAGCCGCGAGATACCTCGCAAGATCGGCCATTCCCTTGCCGATCAACAACCCGATCACCAACGTCACCGCTACGATCAGCAGATGCGCTATCGCCCCCGCTATCCCTCGCAGCCATATCAACCTGTCCATCCGTTGCCCTGTCCATTAACTGCTCCCTATGAGATACCCGCAAACAAACATGGCCGACAAAAGCACGGCCCAAGCGAACGCCACTTCACGCTGCATTGTCATTCCTCAAACTGGATACGGTGCGCGCGCCAATCACTGACGGGGCGGCTCTGCGCGTCTGCTAGTTTCAGGATGGCAAGCTTTGCGTCGCGCTCTGATGCGTAGTCGCCGGGCTCCGGCTTTCCCGCCTCAAGATTCATGATGATCCAGATGACCCGCATGATTTGCCTCCGTTTGAATGAGTGTCGGCGGGGGCGGTCCCCGTCCGCGTCTTGCAGCCGCCCCCGCCTGACCGACGCTGCCCTCAAGGCAACCCCCGCTGCCCCGCGTCGGTGTTTGAATTTCAGATGTAGTCGCGGATGCGACGCGGCGGGAACATGTCCTCGTGCCGGTCGACGTATTCGCCGTTGTCAACGGCCCAGTCATAAATGGCGTCATCGATATCTTGCGCGTATGCGCTCAAAAACCCGGCTTCGAGTGCTTGATAGAGATCGCGGCTCGACTTCGGGCAGACCTCGAGGCGCTCGTACTGGCGGCTCCACGGCTTCAGTTTGCCGAATTGCTCGATCCGCAAGACCTGCTTTTTAGGATTGAACGTCACGACCCCGTGGAAGCTCAACGTCAGTTCGTGGCCTTGAAGGATCACGTCGATCTGATCGACCTCAATCTCAATCTCGTTCATGGTGTGCCCCTGTTAAATCCACCGGGGCGGGTATGGGGGAACGATGCTTGTCGGCCGGATCACGCTTCCGGTTGCCCCGGTGGATATGCAGACTGTAAGCCCGACGCTAACGATTCGTCAACCGGAAAAATGCAGCCGCGCAAAAATTGTTGAAAACGTGTTGACGACGCAACGCGGCGCTGATCGCGCTTGACGACGCAAAGCCCAACACTTACACTGTCGCCATGGCTGTAAAACCACATGACCGCGAACCACCGCTGCAACGTCTGATCGCCCTCTATGGGGTGCGCGGCGTTGCCCGCCTTCTTGATATTAAAGGGCCAAGCGTTGCCAACTGGAAACGCATCCCGGCCGAACGTGTGTTAGAGCTGGAAGCCGCGACCGGAATCAATCGGAAGAAGCTCCGCCCGGACCTGTATGGTGCACCACGGGCGCGCCCTACAAGAAATAGCCTCGCCGCGTAAAGCGTCCCCGTACAAGTTGCATTGCGTACCGTCCCGGCCCTAGCGCTGGGCGCTCGGGATTCCGTTGCCGCGCACTGGCTCTCTCGGCAACTCCGCCGCTCCTTGGCTCCCACGTCCCGAGCGCCTTGCACTACGACTAGGCAAGCAAAACAGGGGCACTGCGATGCTTTGGAATAAAGATGAAGATTTGCAGCTTGTTGAATTGTGGAAGCAGGGGCTAAGCGCCTCGATTATCGCGGAACGCCTCGGAGGCCGCACCCGCAACGCCATCATCGGTCGCGTGCACAGGCTGGGGATGTCTCAACAGCGCACCGCTGAAACCCACCGTCGCATCTCCCGCACGATGACCAGGCTCCGCAAGATCGAGCGCCAAGAGCGCGAAGCCCGGCAACCGAAAGTCACGCAGGCAAGCCGCATCCAGGCGCTTTTGAAATCCGAGCCATTGCCGCCAGAAGTCAACACCGACATCGCCAAGGTGAGCGTTGTCGACCTCGAGGAATGCCATTGCAAATGGGTCTGTGCGCCCGTGCGCAATATCTTTGACCCGGCCTACTGCGGCGACCGCCGCGTGACGGGATTGCCCTACTGCGAAGCGCATGTGCGCCGTGCGTACAAGCCCGCAGCGCCCCCACAACAACGCCACGACTACGAGCTTCGCGTCCCCTCGACTAGACCGAGCGTGACGCAGGCGGGCCTCGCAATCACAGAAGCCTGAAACGAACAACGCCCCGATCGATCCACAGGGCTGGGAAGGATCGGGGCGTTTGGAAGCGTGCGAACGCATAGGCGTACATAGACCGACAAGCGAGACATCATATGCAACATATTCGCGGCAATTTCAAGGCGGTGCAGCTATGAGCGGCCCGCGCTTTGTGAGGTTCTACCCATCCGATTGGCGCTCCGGCTGCATCGGCATGACGTTTGAGCAGGAAGGCTTCTACGTCCGCGTCTGCGCCTTCATCTACGAAAGCAACCGCCGTCTGCCGCTCAACGACAGCGAGGCCGCAAAGCTCATTGGAGCCAACACGAATGCATATCGGAAACTCAAAACCCAACTCGTCGACCTCGGCAAGCTCAAGCACACCGCAGACGGCTACACCGTCCCCCGAGCAGAACGCGAGCTCGCATCCGTTGCCTATGCGAAAAGGGAACAAGAGCGACCGGCTGATCCGGTACGCGGACGGGACACCAGCCCGGATACCCTGACCGATACCCATAAGGATGCCCTAGGGGATACCCACCAAGATACCCCCCTAGAGTTTTCCGAAAAACCACAAGAAATCAATGTCTCTTTAGAGAGCCATAACCAGAGCCAAAAAGAAAAGATTATCCCCCTTACCCCCAAGGGGGGACCGACGCCATCGCAGGCGCTTGAAGCATTCAACGCCTACAATGAAACGGCGCTGCGTTGCGGACTGCCCCAGGCGTCACGGATGACGCCGGATCGCCAACGCAAGATCATTGCCCGGCTGCGCGACTATGGCCTGGATGGTTGGAGCCGAGCGCTCAAGAATATCGAAACCTGCGATTTCCTGCGCGGCAGCAACAACACCGGATGGCGGGCAAGCCTCGACTTTCTGTTGCAAGCATCGAGCTTCGCGAAAGCACACGACGGCGTTTATGGCCGAGGCGCAGCGCAGCCTAAACCCATCTCGGACGCCGCTCGACGGACGCAAAACGCCTTCGACGTGCTGGCTCGCATGCGCATGGAGGCCGCCCAATGAACGCGCGATCAGACGCTCATGTCACGGCGATGCTTGAGCGGTTGGCGGCCGTGTTCGGCATGCCGCAGAATTTGACCGAAGAGGCTACGCCCAAGTTTTTCGCGGAATACGTGGCGGCGCTGTCCGGTTTCGACGCCACGACGCTGCGCAAGGCCGGCGACCGCGCTCTGAGGCATTGCAAGTGGTGGCCGAAGCCTGCCGAGCTGATCGACTTTTGCGAAGCCGCCTTGCCGGCGCCAACCGGCGACAGCGAAGCGCATCGGCTCATCAAGCATCGCGACGAAATGGTGAAGCAGGCCGCCCGCGAGTACATGATGCACAGCAAGTCGTCTCTGATCGACATGGCCATGAGCCAAGGATGGGGGCGAAGCCTGGAGGACGTGGCGCGCGATGTGATCCGGCAGTGCTACGACCGCGACGGGCAATTGCCGACGCCGGCCATGATGATGGCCTTCCGCATGCCAAGCCAGGACGTGGAATACTACGCCGGCCACGGGCAATCGCATCTCAACTATGACGTGGCCATGATCCTTGCGGCCCGCGGCAAGGGGCCGAAGGTCGAACCGCTCAAGCCGATCTCGCGCGAGGAAGCGCCAGCCGTTACGGCTGCTCTGGTGGAGGCCATGAAGGGCGGCGGCAAGATCGCGGGCGAGGCAAGCAAGGCGCAATGGGAGCGCGGTCGCGCGGCTGAGTTTGAAGCCATGCAGCAGGCCAGCGGCAACGCGGTTCATCTTCAGAAACTCACCACTACATCCAAGCGCATGTCAGGCGAACGCGAATGACCAACAGTGATCTATCCCGCCGCGCCCAACAGATCGAGCGGCTAACCGCAGAGATCGACGAACTCAAGCTGGCACTTGCTGAGGCTTACGACGACGCCGCCAGCGAGGGCTATTCGAAGTCTGCACTTCGCAAGGCGATCAAGGTGCATTCCATGACCGCCGAGAAGCGCTTGAAGCATGAGACCGAACAATCCGACATCGAGACGTATTTAGCCGAGTTGGAAACAACGCGCACGATGCAGGAGGCCGCAGAATGACCGAAGCTCTCAAGTGGCTAATCATTGCTGCCATCGTAACCGGCCTGCTGATCCTCGCCGCCCTGGTGCCAGCTCATGCGGATGAGACACGGTATTCAACGGATCGCTATTGGACCCGCAATTGGGAAGATTACGTGCGGGAACGCAGCGCTGAGCGGCATCGGCCTTACCGAGCCCGCCCCCAAGTCCGCGCATGGCGCCGGCATCACTACCACAAGCCGGAGCCGCTGCCGCCTAGCAACCACTCGGCAATGTGCCTGGGCGA